AGATGACGTTATCGCTATTATAGACGATGTTATACCTCACGATAGTCATGTAGTAATTACAGTTGATAGAGATTTATGTCAATTAATTACTGATAAAACTGTTGTATATGATGCAATTCGTAAGTTTGAGATTAATTTAAGTAATTTTGAGGAGAAGCTAAAGTATAATAAAGAGCAGTTTGTAAGGGTTAAAGCTATAACTGGCGACAAGAGTGATAATATACCAGGTATTAAAGGTTTTGGTAAAAAGAAGATTGAGAAATACTTTAATAATGAAGTAGACTTTACTGACGATGAGAGAGAAATATTTGAGAGAAATCTCAAGTTAGTAACTCTTGTAAACGATGGAGATGAAGCAGAGTCTGTAAAATCTCAATTAGAATCCTGCTCATTTAAGACTGATTGGACGCTGTTTAAACAGAAAGCTGAAGAATTAAACTTTAAAAATATTATTAAAAATGATAGTATCTGGTATTCAACATTCTTCCAAACTAATAGATTATTAGAACTACTAGCTTAAATATTTTTATGAACCAAAACGAATTCGTTAATCCACAACAAATCAGATCTCCATATACTGGAGAAACATCCCGCCCTACATTTAATACATACGATGCAGATGGTAAGACATACGAGCAAGCAGTTTTCTCCGACCCAGTAACTGGACATATTATCAAGAAGGGTTTAGTATCAGTTAAAGATGCACAAACAGGCGAAGTAATTGCCGATTATAATAGCGTAATCGGTCAGAGTACTACAAGACAAAGTAGAGGTTAATAGTAATTGATTACTGCTATTACTATACTATAATTAGTATGTGATAGTTGTACCAGAACAGTATACCATACAAGTATTATACGAGAATATCTATAAGATAACGTATAATAAATATAGTCATTCATATAATGGTTGTTGTCCTATATGTAAAGAAGGATCTTCATGGGGTAAGAAGAAGAGATTCTTTTATATACCGAAAAAAGACTTAGCATACTGTCATAACTGCGGTTATAGTAAAAAAACATTAGGGTTCTTATTAGATATTACTAATAAGCCGCTTCATTTCTTAATAAATGAAATTAAAAACTTTGATGTAGAGATACAAATGCCTCGCGAAGAGGTTAAGGAGGTAAAGAAGGTAATAGATAAGAGCTTACCCGACGATTGCATTAATTTATCTGATACTAGTCAAGTAGAGTATTATAAAGATAATGCAGCAGTTATAGCAGCTTTAAACTTAATTAAAACTCGTAAATTAGATAAGGGTATTAATAAACCGAAAACGTTTTATATATCTTTAAACGATCCTGTACATAAAAATAGACTCATCTTACCATTCTATGATGATAACGGAGATATTATATTCTATCAATCTCGAGGGTTAATGAAGAAGGATTTATTTGATAGACCGAAATATCTTAGTAAAGTAGGTGCAGAGAGAAGCTTATATGGTATGCAAAATATTAATACTGACTTAGATTACGTTTTTATCTTTGAGGGTCCGATTGATAGCTATTTTGTTGAAAATGGTTTAGCTACTTGTGGTATTACAGAGAGAAGTGATAAGATGTTTACCGTATTACAGAAGCAGCAAATTAATAAGCTTAATTTATACGAGAAGATTTACGTACTAGATAATCAACGCTGTGATAGAGCTGCATTATTGAAGAGTATATCTCTAGCAGATAGCGGAGAGAAGGTTTTTATATGGCCGAAAGAGTTAAAGCAGTTTAAAGACTTCAATGATATATGTGTAATCGGTAATAAAGACAAAATAAGACCCGAATTCATATTAAAAAATACGTATTCAGGTCTTAAAGCTAAATTGCTTTTAACTGAGATTAAAAATCACCTTGTATAAGTGAAGCATACACTTTTTGTAATTAAAATGGATATATTTGATTAAGCTGATCAAACAACGCTTGAGTAGGGACTGTCCCTTTCATGCCATTAGGATCTAGTTTATCAATGTTTACACACGCATCTTTTATATCAAGTAATATAGGTGTTAAGACACCTTCTAGTTCAGGTCTATCGCGCATAATCTCTTCAAGTCTTTCAAAACAGGTTAAAGTTGAGGCTGTACGACCATAAAGATGGCTGCCTTCATTGAGAGTTTTAGCATAAGCTTCGAAAATTAGATCTTGATCTGTATTCATAATATGAATTAATTAAAAATCACCTTGTATAAGTGAAGCATACACTTTTTGTAATTGAGGGTCATCAGCATAAGACTCTTGCTTTAATATATCAACAGCATCGAATACCTTTTCAAGTACTTGATTAATCTTATCTTCTAATTCTGGCACTTCTGCTTTAAGTTGTTCTAGCAAATTTACAGCACCTTCTGATGATTCATTAGCTTCTTCTGGTTCTATTCCTCCAAATTGATCATCTTCAGGAGCGTCTTCAGGGGCGTATTGATCATTCATATCTTCAGATAGAATTCTAGTTTGGGTATATCTTTCGAATATTAAGTCTGTTTCTGTTGTATTCATAAGTCTGTTTCTGTTGTATTTATATTAAACGTCTGGAAATAATCTATTAAGATGTATACCTAAATCAGTTGCATCAACTTTATAATCGTCTGCATCTAGACTATTTATATCTTCGATAATATCCTGAAAGTCATTGAGTATAGGTGTTAACTCTTGTTCTGCTTCAGGGTTACTGCGCATAAAAGCTTCAAGTCTTTCAAAAATGTTACCTTCACCTTCTTCTTCTTCTGCACCTCTACGATCGACATCATCCGGATCTGGTCCGATTTCTGCCGCTATTTCGTTTCTTCTTTCTTCTTGTTGAGCTCTACGATCAGCTTCAACTTCTTGCATATGTGAATGGTTTTCAGTAAGAGGTTTAGATACAGCGTAAGCTTCAAAGATTGAGTTTATATCAGTTTTATTATTCATATTATTATTATTTAATTAAATCTATATTTAGGATCGTTAGCTCCTGCTAAGTAACCTTTAAGTATTTCACTTAACGATGAAACTTCCATTGCTACTCTAGCAATCTTCTTTGTTTCTGAATTTGAAATACTATCAAAAATCGTATCAGCTTCTGCGGAATTTAAAGATGTTTGAATACTATCTGTAGTACCGTTAAGGTAATTAGAAAATTCATCCATTCTAGTAATCCACTCACTCAACTCATCATACATCTCTTTTTGCTGATTAGCAATTGTTGATGTACCGCCTTCAGGTATATCAGCACCAAGCTCATCACTAGTAATATCTTGTAATTGTGAATCTAAAGCCTCTGCATCGGTAAGCTCTTCATCTTGTTCTAAAATTTTATAAAATCTATTTGAATACGTACTCATGTATATATTTATATCAAACAGCATAAATATATACATGAAGCGAAGAATATTTGAAGATTCCGAAATACCAAACTCGCAAAGGCAAGTAGCTGGAGTAGGAGCTAATGCAGTTGATCCTGGTGCAACCACTGTTCAGCAGCACTTAGTTCATAAGAACGACGATATAGCTCTACAAAATCCTAATAAGATGTACCCAATCGAAGGTATAGATCAAGCTATTTCCGATGCTTTTATCAATATATCTAACGCAGCTAGGCTTATAGAGACAGCTAAATTAAACCCAGCTCTTAAGAATCATAAAAATAGTTTTCAAAAATTAAAAAATAATCTTAAGAGTATAACGAGCTTATTAGTAGATTTTGACGAGACTGTCGCTATAATAAAGAATAATGAAAAGTAGTTTTGGTAAATTAATATACTCAATATTCTTAACCCTATGCGTAAGCTCGTTAGTAGCTTTAATATTTAAAGATGTATTTTGGAATGTATTCGCAATAGTAACTATATTACAGATTATTAGTTTTGTAATTTTCAATAGGATATATACAAATTGGTTAATATTAGCTCTCGAAAAGAGTAAAGCTGTTCAAGTAAAAGAATTAAATAGAAATTACACTCATGTAGAATGCCCTTGTTCACAAAAATATAATCAATTAGTAGATATAAGATTCGATACTAAAAATATTTACCAGTGCTTACAATGTAAAAAAGATATATCAGCTACTCCGAGCGTTATTACTGTTAATACATCCGATCCCCTATACTTTGATAAAACGAATGGATAGTTTAAAAGATATTACAACAGAAGTACCCCCATCCTCACTTCAAGAGCCATTAAAAGACTTACCAATTGGTATAGAAGCTTTATCTGAAGAGTTACTAAAATCACTTACATACGATCAGGGTGATTTATTTAAACAAGGTAGAGCGTTTATAGGTAATAAGCCAACTACTACTATTTCTCTATTAAGAGATTTCCTTTATATGGAAGTAGAACAATTACAATTAACAAAAGAAGTAGATAATGTTGATAGAACTGTTAACAGCAAAACTAAAAAAGCGCTAATATCTCAAATTAATAACATTATTAGCATTTTGGAGATGTCGCTTAATAATAAGCCAGATCGTGTATATCTTATGATAGGAATGCTTTTACGTTCTTTATATAAGAAATAGGAACCCTGATATAATTAGAGTATGAAAAATACTAAAGAAGTACATACGATGACAGTAGAAGAGCTTGAACGTGAAAATATTGATTATCTCGCGCGGTTCGCATGCCTATTATATGGGGTAAATGTGGCCGGTGACGCTGCAGATAAAATGGGTTGTAATACCGAGCGTAGTAGCTCATGGATTAAGCCTATTTTCTTTCAGAAGTATATTGATGAGAGATATGGTGATATGAAATATAATATTAATAAATCTTTAAAAGGAGAAGATGATGAAGTTTATTCCTGGTAGTTCATTTATAAACAATACTTCGAAGTTTGGCAAATACTTTCGTCGTGGGCAATCATATGTTTTAAAGAATATTTCACCAAGAGATGGTAAGATGAAATATATCTTTACGAGCGTTGATGGTGATAAAGAGATTGTATTTAATTCAGCTGAAGAAGCGGATAATTTCTTGAGTAACTTCTAGTAATAATCGCCATATATATCAGTATCATTAACACCCATATCAAACACTTCGTTTATACTAGTAGAGTCAGCACTATATTCGCTATAATTTTCTTTCTTAGGTTCAGTTTCAATATTAGCGCCTCCACTTAATCTACCAGCGAACGCATCCTCATATATTTGCTGATTACCTGAAATACTTTCCCCAACAGTACTGAATGGTATACCAGGTTCAAAGCTATAATCATAACGTTTAGCTTTGATTATAAAAACATAGTGACCGGCTAGAGGGTTAATTTGAGATATATCTTCATCTAGCTTTTCAGTAACCTCAAAATACTTTGGCTGCCTATTAGCCGGTCGATCGTCGCCAAATTCTGATAACTGAAATATATCACCTGCTTTAGGCTCGACTATTGAATATTGAGTATCGTATACAGATGATAAACTATCAAATGTAGCTTCGTATGATGAAATATGCACGTAAGCAGTAATTTCATCATCACTTAAGAATCCGTATTTACTTAAAGTAATAGCATTATCATTAAGATTGACTGCTATTACTATATCCCTAGGTTCTGCGAATGTCTTAGTAGGCTCTTCACCGTATATATTATCGGCCGACAGTACGTTAAATGTATTAACAAAATATGAAACTTTAACCCCGTATTGATTTATAACTTCTCTCCACCAGTTACTAAATAGAACGCGTTCTGATTCCTGTACATCCTTATCCGTAAACCTCCAACATGTTTCATCATCTTGAACCAGACCTGGGTAGCAATTATTATCGTAATCTATACTCATTTTTGTAACATAAAGGTGTTAGTTTGCGGATTAAAGAAGAGACGAATACCGGTTTTACCTAAAGTACAGTCCTTATCCTTATGAGGTATAATATTAAAAGTATCTCTTATATACTCTAGATCAGCTGGCGTGCATGCGCAAGTACCTTTATTAGTTTTTAAATTTTCAATTTTTTGATTCTTAGATGCATCAGTCTTAACATAATCAGGTACAAGATTTAAGTGTTTACGTCTATATGATGATTGAGTATCTGTAAACCCATGACCTCTATGTCTATGGTTGGTATGAAACTTTGCAAAACTATCCATAATTATATTTAATCAAAAAAAAGCTGCAACCAATAAAGTTGCAGCTTTTTTAAATTTCTCTTTTAAATCTTAAGCAAACAAGTCGCCGGTCTTGCCAGTTTTTGAACTATGAACTTTGTTTTTCTTTGATGTTAGCTTATGACCAGCTGCATCTGCAAGCGGCTTGCCCTTACCATCTACAGTTGATTTAACTTGGCCTTGAGCTTTACCACCGGAAGCTCTAACACTGCCAACTGTATTTTTACGGCTCATTAATGATTGACCAGCTGAATCAGGTACTTCCTTTAAGTCAGTTGCTTCATCGACTGTATCTTCAAAATCTTCGAAGCCGTCTTCAACTTCATCATCACCTTCGTCATCGAGTTCTTCTTCACCTCCGAGTTGCGCTTGAATCAGATCGCACAATTGTTGTGCCATATCACGGTCAAGTGTCAAAGTAACCTCATCAGTCTCTTCAACGTCGTTAACTTCGTCATCAGTGTCAATACCGAGAGCATCAAGCTCTTCCACGTCTTGGTCACCCATAACATCTTCAAATAATTTATCAAAAACAGATTTCATATTAATATTTATGTTATCTTTATATGTTTTTTCAACTTTTTCATCAAACTTTTCTGAACTATATTTACCGGGAGTGTAAAGATTAGCTTTCTTTTTCTTTTTTGCCATGGTCTTTGGATCAATCGGCTCTTCATAACCATCGACTTCTGTAATATCTGAAGTCTTCTTATTTTGAATATCAGTAGCAGCCTTACTATTTGTACTTACCGGGCCTTTACCAGGCTTTGTACCAAAGCTTTTTATACCACCTCTCATACATGGTGAAGCTTCCTTAGTTGACTCTTTTATAATATTGTTTGAGTATACATTCCATATATCGGTTAGATTATTCTTTTTTGACATCTAAATATTTAATACATAATGACAAAAAATAAACAAAATTATATGAATAACCCAAATCTACCAGCGGTAGGTGCGGAATTTGAATATACATCAGCGCAAATAAAGCACCTTCAAAAAGCTGCGAAGAACTTATTATATTTTGCTGAAAACTTTTTTTATATTATATCCTTAGATGATGGTAAACAAAAAATTAAATTACATTTGCCTCAAAAGCGCGCTTTACGTAAAATGCGCGATAATAGATTCTTTATATTATTAGCATCGCGGCAAATTGGTAAGACTACAATGATGACAATCTATGCTTTATGGATTGCTTGCTTTAATGATGATCAAAAGATTCTTATCGTAGCTAATAAAGAGGGGACTGCTATTGAAATAATGCAACGTATACGAATGGCTTATGAAGAGTTACCCAATTGGTTAAAGCCTGGGGTAAAGGAATACGGTAAGACATCGGTAACGCTAGCCAATGGTACAAGAATCGGTATATCAACTACAACGGGTACAGCAGCTCGTGGTCAATCTGTCAACTGCCTTATATTAGACGAGCTAGCTTTTATTGAGCCACATTTAGTAGAAGAGTTTTGGAAATCGGTATACCCTATTGTTTCAGCTTCTAAGAAGTCTAAAATTTTTATAGCTTCAACTGCAAATGGTACCGGTAACTTATTTCATAAGATATATTCTGGAGCTGATTCCGGGGAGACGAACTGGGCATGTGATAAAATCTTATGGAACGAGATACCTGGTAGAGATGAGCGATGGAAGAATGATACTATAGCGTCAATTGGAAGCGCCGAAGCTTGGTCGCAAGAATTTGAATGTAATTTTATAGACTCAGGAGAAAGCTCATTAAATGAAGAGCTATTTATAAGGTTAATGCAAAAGACGCAAGAGCCTAAATTTATATTTGATGAAGGTAAGTATTTGCTGTGGGATGAACCAAACGCAGAGGGAGTTTATATAGTTAGTGTTGATACAGCTGAAGGAGTGGGGGCTGACTATTCCGTAGTGCAGATATTTGACTATAGAGACCTTACATCTATTAAACAAGTTGCTACATATTGCGATAATACGATATCACCTTATAATTTTACCGAAAAGGTGTATGAGATACTACAACACTGGGGCAACCCGTTAGTATGTATAGAAAGAAATAACTGCGGGGCACAAGTAGTTGATAATTTAAGTAAGCATCACGGTTATGAAAATATTGTATCGTGGGGTGCGTCTACTGCAGGTCGATCTAAGGGTCAATTAGGAGTGGTGGCTCATACTAATACAAAGCATAAAGGTATAACGAACATGAGATATTGGGTAAATGAGCTAGAAAGCGTAGATATACGAGATGTTAATCTTGTAAAGGAGCTAAGAGACTTTGTTAGATATCCGAACGGTACATGGGCAGCTAAGAGAGGTGCTGGCAATCATGACGATAGAGTGATGTCGATGATATGGAATTTAATTATATTAGAAGATGAGGTAGTTAAGAGGCATTTTGAGGTCGTTCGGTTGGATAAGAATAATAAGCCATTACAAATTAAGCAATTCGACTTTGGGATTAAATATTTTATGAACCCTACATCAATTTATAGTAATGAGAGAGAGGATAGCTTTGATAATACACCACCGGTGCTTATTGGAAATGCGATGAATCAATCTTCAGATATAGACCAGCTAACGGAAATGGGATTTTCACCTTTACAATAATTATTATGTCACTAAACCAATCACAGTTAAATAAGAGTAGATTAGATAAATTTCTAATGGTTATCAATCTACCAGACCCTTTAAAAAATATTAATACCACTGATCTAGCCGCTCATACAGATAAAAAGGTAAATGAAAATTCACTACAGTTCTCAGTTTACGGTGCAGTAATTCCAAGTATACAGGTACCTGCGATTACTCAACAATACGCTGGTCAGTCATATAAAGTATCTACTAATACGAGACCGCCATACGAGAACGTATCAGTTAATTTTACTATTGATAGTAGGTTTAATAATTACTGGGTACTATATAAATGGTTAGATTTACTTAATAATGATAGAGCATCTACATTCGATACAGACGACTTGTCAAAAACTCCTAAGGTAAGTCCGTCAAGTAGAAACACAAATAAATCTTCGAATCCCCCATCGTTATATCAAGCCGATATAACATTATATGCTAAGGACGAATTTGATCAAAATGTTGTTAAATTTCTTTATACTAAAGCATTTCCAGTGAGTTTAGGTTCTATTGATTATAATTATAGAACAGAAGGTGAGATAGAAACTACATTCGAATTTGCATTCTCTCAGTTAATAGTCGATTTATTATAATTTTTTATCCGAAATATCTTAAATAATATTATGGGACGTACAATTCAATCACCAGGTGTAGAAATTAATGAAATAGATTTAAGCTTAAGACCTAATTTAGCTACAGGTACAACTGTATTAGCTACTGGGTTCGCTGACAAAGGGCCAGCAGACGAAGTTATTCAAGTAACGAGCTTGAGTGAATTCGAGCAAATTTACGGAGTACCTACAACTCCAGCGGAAAGATATTTCTATCATACGGTAAGACCGTTATTTAATTCACAAGCTAACGTATTAACATATCGCCTACCGTATGGTTCGGATCAAGGTACCGGCTTTGGAAATAACTACGGAGCATTAGCATATCCTGTAGCGCCTGTCGCTCTTTCTGCTATTGGCTCATCATTATCTGGTATAGCACTTAGTACCTTTGAACAACCTCTTTCAAGTAATGGTGACGCCATTCCGGTTATATATGTTGTTGGTAAGCCAGTACACTACGAACTTACAGAGACAGAGTATAATAACATTCTCAAAGGCGAGACCTTTTCATGGTCTTCTACGCCAGCTGTGTCATCTGCTCAGCTAAGTGCAATATCTTCACTACAAAACGCTGGTATTATTGTTCTTAATAAGGGCCAGACAACTGTTAATAATAAATTTGAAGGGTTCTACTTCGGTATGATAGATAACTCTAACATTAATGATGTTACAGATTATGACGGTATTAAAACTGCAGAAACAATTACTAGTAATACTACTGTATTAACTAGCGACTATATTAGGTTGCCAGAGCCTAGGCTTTCATTTGCTCTATCTGCAGAAAATAACGCGCTTACTAATACTTTCGGTCAAGAGTCAGATAGTATTTCCGAAATAATGGAAAATCTCGTACCATACGACCTATCACCGGCTGTTTTCAACGATACTATTTCAATAGGAGTGTTTAGATTAAGACAATCTGTATTTGCATCTGATGTAATTAAGCTTAATTACAGCTTAGCAGAAAGTTATGTAGGTTCTCTTGATTATCATCGCCAGCAGCAATCACAAACTGGTGGATCTGCTCAGAGCTTCTTTATAGGTACAAAAGAAGATCAATCTCCTAATATTACGATAATGGTAAACGATTACCTTTCTCGTAAGAACGGCGTCACTTGGAGAGATATTGACGGTAATCCAGTTAATCAGGTTAGACTAGCAAGAGGGCTCGATTCGTCGTCATGGTCGAATCTATCTTCTTCATATATACCAGAACCTTATCGCGATATTACCATTCATCGCAGCGTTTCAGCTGCAGTTATTCAAGCTGAAACTCATCTAGGAGATGCTAATAGCTTATTTACAATCGGTTCGTATTCATCTTCAAACTTAAAGGGTAAAGAAAAAGAGCTAGGCTCGATTCCTAAAAAGATTGATAGGTTACTCGATACTGTTGAAAATCCGGATATTTTTGATATTGACATTACTGTTGAAGGCGGTCTAGGTACTATTAACGGAGCTCGCGAGGAAAATGGGGATGAAAAATATTTCGATGATACGTCGTTTATTGAAATGTCGTCATACTATACTTCAGATCCAACAACTATTAGTAATACTACATATAGAGATAACTGGAAGACGATCTACAACAGGTTTAATGACTTCGCGGAAAAGAGAAGAAAGGATCACCTGTTTATTGCCGATCTGCCAAGACCGATATTTGTACAAGGTGCTAACTTTAAAACATTAATGGATCCGGAGAAGAACTTCTCGTTAAATATAACAGGAGCTATTAAATCGTTTACATCTATCTTAAATTCAAGCTACTCTACTACTTATGCATGCTGGACTAAGGTATATGACGCTGTTCTTGACGATCAGACCTGGGTACCTTTCTCTGGTACTGCTGCTGAGATAATGGCAAATACAGATGCTAACTTCCAGCCATGGTTTGCACCAGCTGGCTTTACTAGAGGTAGAGTTGGTAGTGTTAATGATATTGTTTTATATCCAAAGCAGAAGCAAAGAGATCAGCTATATAAGAACTCCGTTAATCCTGTAGCATTCTTCCCTGGTGATGGCTTCGTAGTATTCGGGCAAAAGACATTACAATCAGCTCCAACTGCATTCGATAGAATTAATGTACGTCGCTTGTTCTTGAACTTAGAGAAGTCTACACGCGAGACTGTTAAGTACTTCGTCTTTGAACCGAATACTCTTCTTACTAGAACTCGTATTATTAATACTCTTACGCCTATATTCGAGCGCGCCAAAAATACAGAAGGTGTTTATGATTACTTGATCGTCTGCGACGAAAGAAATAACACTCCAGATGTTATCGATCAAAACGAGCTTGTAGTAGACATATACTTAAAACCAGTACGTGCTGCAGAATTCATTCTTGTCAACTTTTATGCGACAAGAACCGGGACAGACTTCAACGAAATCGTTGGATAATTTTAATCCTTAACAAACTAAGCCGGTCTGAGGATCGGCTTTTTTTTGAACTCATATAAAAAACAACTAATCTAGATTAAATAATTACATGGCAGACGTTAAACAAACGATACAAGATTTTTATACCCAGGCTCAAGTAAAAGACTTTGCAAGAAACAATCTTTTCAGAGTTTTAAATATTGACTTTGGGGATGGTAGTGATGTTACTATAGGTGAAGAGGATTTAGTCTATGTTACTACATCAACACTACCTGGCAAGACAATTCAAGATGTTGCAGTTCCTTATATGGGATTAGAGTTTCATGTACCTGGCACCGTTAAATATAATGGATCTGAGGGATATTCTCTTAGCTTTAGAGCTGATGAATCATATAACTTATATGATAAGTTCCAACAAGTAATCAATGACACCTTCGATGATTCTAATTCTACTGGTAATTACTTTACTCCTAAAGCTAGCTCAGTTATTGATTTAGTTCAGTTAGATAAACAGCTTGATAAAATTTCCCAATACCAATTAGTTGGATGT